CATAGACATAGCCGAGAGCGCGGTCGTCGCGTCCTCGATCGAAAAGCCCATAGCCGAGCAGACGGGCGCGACGTACTTAAAAGATTCGCCGAGGTCGGCGATATCGATCGTGCCGGAGTTCGCGGCCTGCGTCAAAAGGTCAGCGACGCGCGTCGAGTCGGATGCCGCGAGGCCGAAGCCCGTGATCGCGTCCGCGACGATCGTCGAGACCGTCCCGAGCTCCTCACCGGAGGCGGCAGCGGCGGAGAGTACGCCGCTCATGCCGTCGATGATCTGCTGGGTAGACCAGCCCGCTTTCGCCATCTCGGTCATACCGTCGGCGACCTCCTGCGAGGAGAACGCCGTAGACGCGCCGAGGTCGATCGCGACGTCGCGGAGCTTCTCGAAATCGTCCCCGGTCGCGCCCGTGATTGCCTTAACGCTCGACATAGCCGTGTCAAAATCCGACGCGACCTTAAGCCCGGCGACGCCGATACCCGTAACCGCCGCCGACACCGGCATGATCGCCTGGCCGACGGAGGAGATCGAGGAGCCGACGCTCTTTACCTTCTCGCCCGCCGCCGCGACCTTTTGCGCGGCGACGGAGCCGAAGTTTTCGTATTCCTTCGTCAGGCTCTTTAATTTCTCCTCGGTCTCGACGATCTCACGCTGCAGCGCGTCCCACTCCTGCGTGTCGGTCTTCCCGGCGGCGCTCATTTGAGACTGCGCCGTCTTTAACGTCTCGAGCTTCTTTTTTGTCGATTCGACCTCCGAGCCGAGGTTTTTATATTTCTGTGTAAGCAGCTCCGTATTACCGGGATCCAGCTTTAGGAGCTTGTCGATATCTTTTAAATTGTTTTGGCTCGTCCTAAACTCCGAATTTACCTTTTTCAGAGCGTCCATGAGCTTCGTGGTATCGCCGTCGATCTCGATCGTGATGCCCTTTATTTGACTCGCCCGATTTGCCATAAGCTCCTCCTGTTCCCTTAGAATTTATCAAAGTCGGCCTGCGTCGCTACTTGCCGATAAGCCTCCGGAGAGTTGTCGTTTGCCATCTCGGTAATGAGGTCGTAGATCATTCCCTCCGAGAGCTCGTCCATTTCCGCGAGGGTAAGCCCTAACTGCTTCGCCCGCAGTAAGTAAACGGCCGTATTTACTTCGCGGTCGGTAGGGCGGGCTCTTTTTTTGCCGTCGAGCTCGTTTCTTTATTCCCGAGGTAAAGGGAAATAAAATCCATAGCGTGAGTTAAAAAACTCATCGTGTCGTACTGGTCGAGCCAGTCGATATAGCCGGAGAGGCTAACGGCACTCATATCCGCGCCCGCCGCCTGCTCGTGCATGATATAGGCCATCTGGCTAAGCGACTCGAGCTTTCCGGAGCCGACGATCGCGATAAGCGCCTTAAGTGTCTCTGGGTCTTTCCCGACGAGCTCCTCCATACTTACGTCCGTCGCACCCGCCGCCTCTGCCGCCTGCACGGTCGCTAAAAGCTTCGCGAGCTGATCCGTCCCGGCGCTCGAGATGATCGCCGTAATATCGCCGAGAAGTTCCCGGCCGAAAGCCTGCTTATACCGGATCGGTGTCGTGCCGGTCGCCTTAAACGCGACGCTCTCGGTCGTACCGTCCTCGCGCGTGAGTTCGATATTTTTTATCATGTTTTCCTCCTTATACGGAAAACCCCGGAGCCGTTAAGGCTCCAGGGCTCCGGTAGTTACTTTAGATCATTCGGTCTCGGCTTCAGACCCGCCGCCGGATTCGCCGCCGCCGGACGTATCGCCGGAGGTCGTCGGAACATAGACGGATTTGTACCAGTTGTCGTAGATATCCGTCGCCGTATCGGAGCAGGAGCGAGCCTTTACGAGATTCTTATCGAGCGCGGCGACGTAGATCGTGCCGGACGTGATCTCGAGCGTCTCGGTCTGGACTTCCTTCTCCTCCTCGGAGGTCTTGCTCTCGACGGAGGGGCGGGTCGCGGTGCAGTTATAGAGGACGTGGCGGATCGCGTTCACGTCGCCGTCAAACTCAAAGAGCAGGGCGAAATGTACGGCTTTCGCGTCCGCGTCCTCGAGGAGCACGCCGTCGCTCGAGGCGATATCCCCGAGCACCTCTTTCCGGAAAGTCTCCGGCACCATAGCGCTCTCAAAGTCGCCGCTATACCCGTTATTGTTCTGGATCACGTGATACTGAATACCGTCCGCGTAGAAAATCGTCGACGAGCCCTCCGCGTCGAGAGCGAGGCTCACGGCGCCCGGCCACGCTACGGGTTCCGCGTAGGTCGCGGAACCGTCGTCCGCGATCGTCGCGACGGCGTAGTGTACTTTTTTAAGGTTATACTTAACCTTGTTTTTATTGCCCATAATGTTATCTCCTTTTCTCCGCCCTAAAGCTCATAGAGCGACTCGTAAAAGTCCTCGCTCTCGATATAAGCCGTGTCGGCGGTGCAGTTGTAAAATAGTCCGGCCTCATCGAAAAGAGCCTCGATATCGGCCATAAGCGACGCCATCTCGTCCGGATCGGCGGCGTAGAGTTCTACGTCTACGGCTCCGCCTCGATGGTATACGACGCCGTCGGCGCTGAAATTCGCGGCAGCCGTCCGGCGGTAAACGATAAAGGGCGGCGGTATCGCCTCGGACGTCCTAAAATGGTCGTACCGGTAGTCGATACCGGCGTCACCCTTCAGCTTTTCGAGGATTCCCTCGACGATTTTATCCTTCCGCAATCTTCTTTATCGCCTCCTCCATGTTCTTGATTGCCTTTTGCTCGGCCGGTGCGATATGCGGGAACGCCGGAGCGCGTCCGCCGTTCCGGAGGGCGTGGCCTTTCTCGAGCAGGTGCGCGAGCTGATAGCGCGAGCGGTTATAGACCGTCGCCTCCGCCCGCAGGCGCGAGGTCTCGTCGGTCTTTACCTTCCAACCGGCACGGTATTTCCCGGTGCGGACGTTCGCGCCCGCCTGCGTTTCCTTTTTCGCGATCTCCGCGACCTTTACGACGGCCTTGCGCGTCGCCTCCGTTACGTTATCCCCGTACTCCTCGAGGATCTCCTCGATCGCGGAGCTAAGCTCCGGGATTTTTACCCGGTAGCGGTTACTTTTTCCCAACCGGTTTCGCGGCGGATTTGCCCGCAGCCGTCGATTTCTTAGCCCCGTCGGTAGTTTTATCACCCGAGCCTTTTCCGCCCGTCTGGGCGGGCTCTGCGACGCCACACGCGATAAGCTTATCGGCTACGTATTGAGGGACGTCCGTTATCTCGCCCCGGGTCGCGGAGTAACGACCGGAGATAAAGGATCCCAGTGCCTTTATTTTCATATCATTCTCCTTTCGGGATCGAGACCTGGACGCTCTGGAGCTCCCAGAGGTCTACGCCTCGCTCCGGTTTTTCTTGTATCCGGAGGATCCGGTACTGCGCCTCGCCCTCCGTGATAAGCACGACGATATCCTCCCGGGAGGCAATCGGATTTTTCGGGACTTTGATAACGCGGTCGATCCGGTTCCCGGCGATCGACGTCGCCGACTGATAGTACCGGTTGACACCGACCGACTGCTCCTCAAAGCGGAGCGTCCCCTTAAGGGCTTCGATCTTACGCCCCGAGGCGGAATAGACCGCCGCGACGCCGTCCGGGAAGGTCTCAACTTTCTGCATCGGACGCATAGCGCTCCACCTCCTTTTTGAGCCGGAGGCCAATTAAATCCGAGCGGTAGTTTTCCTCGAAGTCGTGAATAGCTCCGGAGCGGTCATAGAGCAAGTAGTTGAAGAGGAGAGCCTGGGCGCGGTCGTCGCCGCTGTCTCCCTGAAAAGCCGAGGCCGATTTCTCGACCCCGGTCTTATCCGCGATATAAGCGATGCCGCGCCTAAGCTGCCCCCTAAGCTTCGCGTCGGTTCCCTCGTCCTCCCAAGTGATATCGAGGTAGGAGCGGGCTTCCGCGAGTAGCTCGTCCGGAATTTCTATAGCGCTCATCGTTTACCCTCCTCTATAGCTTTACTCGCCCGTGGACTCGGACTTGGTCTCCACCAGCAGCGCGAGAGGCTCCACGCCGGAGATATCGAGACGCAGGAAAGAGTTGTCGTCCTTCGGCAGGCCGTTCGCGTAGGCGACGATCTTGTAGTAGCGCTGATCCTCGATAAACTTATACTCGTCGGAAAACTCGATGCCGCGGTTTCCGGCCACGCCGAGGAAATAGCGCTTGCCCATGCCGAGGATCGCCTCGCCATCCGCTACGGCAGCGGACTGAATAATCTCACACGGCACCGGCAGGATATTGTTCACGTACACGCCCACATGGGTAAGAATCGTCGTCGCGGGCATGACGATCTTGTGGTAGTCCTGCGGATTAACGACCATGATAAGCCCGGTCACGGGTCTGTTCTTACCGTTGCGGGTCTTCGCCAGCTTCGCGGTCAGGCCGCCGAAGGTCGCGGGCTTGAAATCAGTAACGGTGATCTTATCCTTCTGCGGATACACGCCGCCGGTAACGCTCACGTCGTCCGCGACGGAGCGATCCATACCGATCGGCTCATGGTTGCCGGTGCCGGTGATGATCGCTTTTTCGTAGCCCATAGCGAGCGCCTCGGAGAGGCAGCGGCGGATATAGGTGTCGATCCATACCGGGCCGAGCGCGAGCATATCCTTAGAAATCGGCATGAACGCGCTGAGCTTGTTCTGGTCGAGCTGGACTTCCTTAAAGCCGGAGCTGATCTCTTTCGAGATCGCGTCGGTCAGAGAGCCCCACGTCGCAGTGTCGCCGGTGTCGGTATTCATGAGGTAACGGGTCAGACCCGTAACGGACATGGTATCGACGGCGTCAAGCAGCGGATGCGCCTGGATCATATCCTCCATAACGGCGGACACGATCGTCTCCGGGAAAGTCTTATCGACGTCACCGAGAGCCATGCGGATATCCGTCGTCTCGGACGCCCTAAGCCCTTCGATAAGGCCGTTATAAAACTTCACCTCGGCGGAAGAGAGCTGGCGGACGCCGCGCTGCGCGAGCACGGCCGCGTCGGCGCTCGACTGCATTCCGGCGGCGGTGTCGAGGATATTCTCCTCAATCGCCGCGAACATCTCCTGCAGCCCGGCCTCAAATTCTTCGGTGCTGCCCTCTCTCGCGGCGTTGGAAATGCGCTGCGCGATCGCGAGCTGGGTCTGGTTGAAATCTTTGTTTTTCATGTTTTTAGTCCTCCTTTGCCTTCCGGCCAAAATTGAAAAATGGTTTATTCTCCACCCCGGCCGGATTCGGCTCGGGTTTCGTGGACTTAAGTAATGCGTCGAGCGCCTCGAGCTTATCCTCGAGACGGTCTACGATCGCCGCGAGCGGCGCGGTGTCGATCGAGGCCTCGATCGTGCCGAGCACCGGAGCTTTCCGGGTCACGGCTTTAATGACGGACGCCATAGCGTCGTTCGTGACCGTTCCCTCCTCGACCTCGACGGTCGCGATCTGCGTCGCGAAGCCCCACTCGAGGGCATCCTCCGCCGTGATCCACGTCTCGGCTTTCATTTTCGCGTCGAGTTCCGCGTCGGAGAGCGTGACGCCGCCCTCTTTATACGCCGCGACGGCCGCGCTCGTGATCGTCCGTAGGTCTCCGGCGATTTTCTCGAGCTCGTCCGGGTTGCCCTCGGCGTAAACTATCGCCTGATGAATAAAGAGCAGGCTCGCCGCGTTCATGATCCGGCGCTTTCCGGCCATAAAGATCACGG